CGTGCGCAGCAGTCATGCCCGTACTCGCGCAGCTTGTCGATTGATTCCATGTGTCATACCTCCAATCACCACCCAACATAGTAATCCGTCACACCATCGGCACACCCGCAATCAAGCACGATGCAGGTACCCTTGCTACCCTCGAATGTGGTACCCTGCTCCATGTCTGATGCAGCGACCACGTAGTAACCTTCGTCCGTGCGGTAGAACCCTTCATCATCCAACCACCATTCGTTAGTGCGATAGTGGTAAAGGACTTGTGACGAATAGAACGTCTCGGTTCGCCCATCGTGGTAGTTCACGCCACTGAAAGCGTTGAGGCCGTCGCCTTGCTCGTAGTAGCCGCCGTAATCCTCGTAAACGCCCGCATCGTAGTAGCAAGGCTCGTAATACCAATCTTCGGTATCCTCGGCCTCTTGCGCCGCCCTGTGCTCCATCACGTCGGCGTGAACTTCCCAGCGCACGGCCTCGTCCACTTCCACGTTGACGCTGTGGAGCGCGGCTGTGAGGTATGCCGCCATAATCGCGCTAAGCATTGCGGTACCTCTCAATCAGCTCCTGCGCCTTTGAGGTAAATTCCTCAACGGCCTCGGCCATGTCGGCGAGGATTTCGTCAAGCGTCTCGTAATCTTCGTAGACTCGGCTCATGCGCTCGATTTCCTCGTGCTGTTCCTCGATGGTGCGCTCGAACTGCGCCCTCGCGCCGTCCGGCATGTACTGAGTTATGAATGCCATTGTTTCCTCCTAACAAAACGGGCAGCGAAGTTTTCGCCACCCGTCCATTTCCAATGCTGTCTGGTATTTGGTCGGCTCGTCCGTTTCCAGGTACTCCCATCCGTCGATATACCTCAGATGCAACGTGTGGCTGTGAAGCCGCCCGTGGCAACCTGATGCGTTACCCAGGCCGCAGACGTTCACGGTCGGGCCGTTCGTGCCGCCCTGGGAGCGTGCTACGATGTGGTGCCTCTGCGTCGCCCTCTTGCCGCAGAACGGGCAGTATGGCGTGTCGATTGATGGTGCGGACATGAGCGGCCTTAGTAGTTCGTTCATTTCCTGTATTCCTCGAATCTTCGTGTGCTCTTGAAGATGTATTTGTTGTTACACCAACGTGCGAGGTCTTTTTGGTATCTGTCTGCCTTGTCGAATGGCATGACGAACGGGTTTGCACCCAAGTCTCTGAGCGTGTATATCCGCATCAGGTCGTATTCTTTGCTCGTGTTGAACCCAACGAGCACATAGAACATCAGCCTGTAAGGTTGGATTCCGTGACGTTTCAGTATCTCGATGCTCCGTGGCACTGCTTCGTCTTGGCTATGCCCATCCCATGCGAAGTGGATGCATTTGGAATGCTTCACGCTGGCAAGTGCAGCAGCCGTCTGGTCTGTCACCAATCTCGCATCTAACGCATCAAACAGTACCCTTACCCCAGCCTTGTGTAGCTGTTCGCAATCGCGGCAAAACTCGTCAGCATCTGCCATGATGTTGTCATCGAGCAGCCTGACGGTCTCTTGACCTGCCCAGAAGTCTGAGAGGTCTGCTACATGCCTTACCTCGTTTCCGTCCATCTTCGGCACAACGCACCACGGGCAGCGATTCGGGCATCCTCTCGTGAATCGACCGATTGCATAATCGAATGCTGGGTACAACGAATAGTCCGGCATGATTCGATCGTAATCATCGAACGGCATACGCGCTGTAAGGTCGTAACCAGTACCGCCCTTCAACGTTTCGCATTCTGGCAAGTACATCGGTTCATCTGTGAAGTCGAAGATTTTACTCACATAACAAAGCTGTGGGTCATCGAATAGCGGCTCGTATCCCAGCTTCACTCTGTCGCCGCGTTGCTTGTGGTAAGTCGATGCACGCATGAGAGCGATGTTTGGGATTTTGCTGTCAACGTCGATTAATACGACGTTCATAGGCCATCACCAAACAGCTTTAGTTGCCTGTCTTCGTCCCTGAAACGCTGCTCTAGCTGTGGGATGCTGTAATCGGCTCTGAACCGAGTTTGCGACTCGCAATTGCGGTTCACTGCCAAGTCCATGAGCACCAGTTCGTTCCACTGCTCTGGGTAGTACCTGCGAAGATTGCGAAGTACACGTAATCCTTGCAACGGGCAGCAGAAGCACGAAACTCGGTCGAAGTGCTCGTACAAGCCGCCCCAGTCGAAACCGTGAGACTTGCAGTATTCGAGTGCGTCCTTTTCAGTGATGCCCCACTCAACCAATGGGTAGTCGTACTGCTTGCATCTGTGCGCCTCGTCAGCGGCGATTCCGATGTAATGTTTTGGGTTGTCGTATTGTTTGCAGTGCTTGTCAATCGTTTGTATTTTACAATTCGTACACCAACGAGCGAGAGGTGTAGGCCAACCATAGCCGCCCTTGATTTTGGTGCGCTTGCCGCGTGTCCGATGGTTGTTCAGCATCAATTCAGTGAACGGTATCTTTGGATGCAGCTTCATGACCGTCACGCCCGTGTACTTCTCGACCTTCGCTATGTGGTCGTGCATCTGTGGAAACTCCCAGCCGGTGTCGAAGAAGACAACATCGTCCACTGGGATGTTCTTTTCGAGCATCATGAGAAGCAACGCCGTAGAGTCCTTGCCGCCGCTGAACGAGACGATGTTTGATTCGCCCGTGATAATCACCTCGATTCGCGTATAGGTTTTTATAGAGAGAGAAAGAGAGAGAGGCGATTAGGTTTGCGATTCGCACCTGCGACTCGCACTAGCGATTCGCACCTTTCCACCGCTTCTCGTTGCCCTTTTTCCCTGCCTCTGATTTCTGTTTCCGATAGTCAAGTTCGTAGCATACGCCGTGCGATATGACATGCCCCATTTCGAGCATTTCAGGCTGTATCAGGTCGCACTCTGCGCACTGGGCAAGAAACTCGTCCAACCCGTCGCCGTCCAACTCCAACTCACGCATGAGATAGCGTCGCCGTGCGTCGTTTCCAACGTCAACGAGGCCGTCCGAGTCGTAGAGTATGGACATGAGAGCAACCAATCGCCCGAACGCGACGATGCCGCCTCCCATGTCTCTGAGCATGTCCACCTTCGGGTTGTGCCGCATGTCGTAATGCACGCTAAAGAATCTGTCGGCTTTCATTAGAACGGGCAATCGTCATCGAACAGCGAATCGTCGGAGCGTTTGGCCTCGCGGCCTTTGAACAACTCAATTTCGTCAACGATGACCTCGATGCGGTTGCGCTTCTGGCCGTCCTTCTCCCATTGGCTCCATCGCAGCTTGCCCTCGATGGCTACTTTCGTCCCCTTGGCGAGATACGGCGCAAGCGCACCAGCACGCTTTCCGAAAATCTTGCAGTCGATGAAGTTTGCGTAATCCGTCCAGTCGCCGTCAACCTTAACGCGGTCGTTCACTGCGACGGTGAACGCGGCGATTTCCATGCCGGACTTTGCGGCTTTAAGTTCAACGTCGCGGGTCAGGTTGCCCGTGATCGTCACGCGGTTAATGCTCATAAGATTCCTCCAATTCCTGTGCGATGCGGTTCAACGTCTCCGCTTCGCCTGAGTAGTCTGCGCGGGTCTTCACGTTCTGCTCGTACCACTCGACGGTGGTCATGCCCTCACGCTCTGCGTACCGCCGCGAGACAGCCGTGATGCGTTGCTGCGCGTCTTTGAGCGCGTCCGATGCGGATGCGGCTTTCTGGCGTTTCTGAGCGGGTTTCGCGGCCTTTGTTGTGGCGTTCGTGCGGTCTGGGTCGTTCTCCGACGAGTCGATGGCGAACAGGCCACAAGCCGCGTACTTCCTCGCGTAGCTTGACGCTGCTCCGCACGACTGCTCGACGCTCATGTTCTTCGGTGACGTGTTCACGACTGACACGCCCTGTGCGCTGATGTTTCCATCAGGTGCCATGAGCGTGCAGGTCGATACGCACAACCCCTCCGTGAACGTGTCCGAGTACACGACCGCGCACCCATGAGCCGCCGCCAATGGCTTCACGGCCTCGTTAATGTCTTCGATGTTGCGGTAGCGGTAGCGTCCAGCGTTCTGGTCTTTCGGTGCCTTCAACTCTTTCTGGATGCTGACCAATGCCTCTAGTGCCGTCACTATGCACCTCCTAGCAATCTGAGCAGATTCCGCGATTCAGGTAGGCGTTTCTGCATCGCCTTTAGCACATCGTCGGGATTCACCTTTATGGCCGAGCCGATGTACTCCGATGGCTGCTCGTAGGTCGTGAACTCGCCCATATAGCACCCGTCTGGCATTTCGCCAGTCTCGCCGAAGTACCACAGAGCGAACGACTTTAGGTCGCGCTCGATGTATTCGCGCTTGTACTTGTCAGGCACGCTCACGAGCCACTGCGCGAGGCCGACGTAATCCTCGACCTGTAGCTGGTAGACGGTCTCGCGGTACTTAGGCTTGGAATACTTCAACTGATGGTATCCAACGGTCATGTCGCCGATTCTGATGGGCGTGGTCTTCTTGGCTTCGCCCGTATCGTCTGACTCGTAACGCTGGCGCATCTTTCGGTCTACCGATGCCCTGAGCGATTCGGGATTCGACTGGTCGGTGAGCCGCTTGCATTCCTCTTTCAGTGCCTCGACAAATGCGAGTAGTTCGTCATCGTCAAGAGCACGCGGGATTATGTCACCCAATGTTCCTCAACTCCTTTGTGGGCAGAAGTGCGTACTTGACGTACTCGCCCTTTATGTCGGTCGTTCGGTTTCGCTTGTGACACGAGACGAACGTGATTTGCTTGTCATCCTCGAACGCCACACCGTTGAGTCCATCCATGACGGCCTTGATGATGTTGTCAACGTCCGGCTTCAACGTGAACGGCTCCATGAGCCGCCGCGCCCTGGACTTCGGCAGTTGCTGGTAGACTTCCACGATCAATGCGAGAGGCACGTCGCTGGGATACAAGCAACCATCCCACGAGTCGGCGATTCGCCCAAGGTCGGCTTTCGTCCGTGGGTCGGTGTACGCCGTGCCGTTGCGCCTGAACCTTGCGCGTCGCTTAATCGGGATGGGTGAGACTTCGTACCACCTCATCGGAATAACCTGTCTACTTTAGAGCGTCTGACCGTCATCACCTCGTCAAGTCCAGGCACCTCTTTGAGCAGGATGCGTGCGAACACCGACGAGTAGCTGTTGCTGATTTTGAAGTCATCGCCCTGCCAGACGAACCCTGGCAGCGAACGCAGGTTTTCGAGCGTCTTCTTGATGCTGAATCGCGTCTTGTCGCGTACTGCCGCCCGTGCGTCGTTCTTGACGAATGCCCACGCCTTCGGGTTGCGCTCAATCCACGCCTCTGCGTTGGCTTTCATGGTGTCCGCAGACATGAATCCCGTCTTGGCCTCGAACTGCGCGATGCGTTCTTCCAACTCGGCGATGCGCTGCTCCATCTGTTCAGGAGTCATCTTTACCACCCGATTCCGAACATGATGCCGAATGCCGCACCGAGCAAAAGAGACACGAATGTGAGTGCCTTGTCGTAATCTGGTATAGTGTTCGCGTTCGTGTGACCGTCTGCGAACTGACGCGCCTGGTGTTGCCGCACTTGGCGCGTCGCCTTTTTCTTGTCCATGTTTCCTCTTTCTTGTCGCATCGGGCATCAGAGGGCACTCTGTAGTGATTGCAGCAAATGTGGAGAAAGGAGGTTCCCGCATGGAAGGGAATATCGGCTTTTTCGCGTGGAGCCGATGGCCACTAGAGTGCCCAGAAATGCCCGATGGTCTGTTAATGTCCAGCATCCCGCCCTACTTTCGACAGTCGCTCCACGCCTTGAATCAGGTCGCCTCATCGCACAAAGCGAGTACAAGTGGATGCTGGTATGCGGTTATCAAGGTGCGAGTTGGGCTATTTGATTCCTGCAAGTTCGTTCGGAGTCACGCCCAGAAGGTCGGACAGATGCAAGATTTCGCTCCACGTCCAATCCCTCTCACCGCTGCGCTTCGCACGCAGGGTGTTCGCGGTCATGCCTAGAAGCTGCGCCATTTTCTCGACAGTCAACTTCTGCTCGAACATGAAAAAGGCGATAGCATGGTCAATCGCGCTAGTGATTTCTGCCACTTTCTCACCCCCTTCGTTACTCAATTGTTTGAGTATTGCAATGCTTATGTTACTCAAAATTTAGCGCATTTCAATAGATACATGAAATAATCTGCTAGATTTTTTTTGCAATAAAGAAAGGTAGGTGCTCAATATGGTTATGCCCGAAACGCTCGGCGAGAGGATACAGGCCGCTATGGACATGCGCGACATGACACAGGCTGATTTGGCGCGTGCGACTGGCCTATCGACTGGACTTATTGCGATGATTGTGAACGGTCGCACGAAAGACCCACGATTTACTAACGTAGTGAAGATAGCGCGTGCGCTTAATGTGTCTTTGAACTACCTGGCAGGTAGATAATGAGCATCAGCAAGAGAAAGCTGGCAGATGGCCGCACCGTGTACGACGTGACCATCGAGTATGGGTACAAGGATGGGAAACGCGACCGGCGGCGCAAGACGTTCGCCACGAGGAAAGAGGCCGAGCGCGAAGAGGAAAAGGCCAGACGAGTCCGAGCCGCGCTCAGAAACAGGACAGGCCAGACTCCGTTGGGGGAGTACATCGACCGATTCTACTGGCCGATAACTTCGAGGCGGTTGGAGGCCACGTCGCTAGAGACATACAAACGGGAGATAGACAAGCGCATCAAGCCGATTCTCGGCGATTGCGCGTTGGAGGAACTGGACAGGCAGAAGATTCAGGCGATGGTCGATTCATGCCCGACAGAGGCCGTTGGAAGGAAGTCGCTCGGAGTGCTCAAGACGATACTCAACGAGGCGGTAGGCGACGGCTTCATTATGGGCAATCCTGCCGTGGCGAGATACGCCATGCCGAAGAAGGGAAAGAAGCGCGACAACGGCCTGATTCTGGCAGATTTCGACAAGATAGGGCAGTTTATCGCGGTAGTGCAAAACGACGGCTCTGAGGCCATTACAAGGCTTGTAATGAGCGGTCTGATGCTTGGATTGAGGCCAGAGGAAAGATACGCGCTTGATTACGAGGATTTCGACTTCGCCAGCCAAACCGTCACGATCAATCAGGCGTATGTATCGGCCTCGGCAGAGTTTGGCGGCAATCAACTGAAAGATACAAAGACGGAATTGAGCCACCGCACGATTCCGATGCCGAGAGCGTTCTGGGATTGGTTCTACTACGACACGAACGGGACAGGCGCATGGATTGTCAACTCGAAGGGGGAGAGGCTGAGTCCGTCCACTGGTCGCAAGATGTGGGCGAGATACCTCTCGAAGCATCCAGAACTGCCGCCCATCACGTTGGAGAACATGAGGCATTCGTTCGCCACGTCGTGCCTCCATGCCGGCATGAACGTCGAGGATTTGTCGCGCATGTTAGGTCACTCGGACATAAACACGACGTACAGAAGATACGTAAGACCCGATTTGGCGAACATTCGTGAGGGATTGGCTAAAATACCGTATCCCGATTAGGCATGGTCACATGATGTGACGTATGTGCAGGTGGGAGGCGTGTTCCTCAGTGTTCGATTCTCCGCGCCTCCACCAGCAAAAACCGCCTTTCATCAGGCGTTATATACCTTTTAGCCATGTGACCAAAACCCGTTTTTGGTCACATATTTGTCACATGGCAGAAAGCACACACACATCTACTAAGCCGCCCGAATAAAGAATGCAAAGTCTGAGTTAGGTGCTAAGAAATAGTATGATGCGTAAGACAGGATGAAGTGTAACGAAGTAGACAGTATCACTAACTCTTCTGCCTGATAGCTTGTACCGTTCCATGAAAACACCGAGCCGTTTGCGACCGTCGCCGACTTGCAGTCGTATGTTGTCTGGCCGATTGTGATGGTGTCGTCGCTGAGCGTTAACGCCTCGTCGCCTATCGTTATCGTTGGAAACGGATAACCGAGCACGTTTGCATCGTATATGACGTACATCTTGCAATCGCCAGCACCGCCGCCGATGTGCGCACCGAGCAGCCTGACAGCATCCTCGATTGTCTCTGCGCGTTCCTGGTCGCTGCCGGCGAGTGCATCGTTGAGCGCGTCGATTGCGCCCGTGATTGTGCCGTCTTTCGATGCCGTGCCGCCCTGGGCGACGGTTATCTCGTTGAATGCATCGGAGATTGTCATCGGTTCCTCCTTGAAAAACTCTCGCCAATTTCGCCGAGTTTTTGCCAAATTGCCACCGAAAAGCATTGTTTTCGGGAAAAACTCGCGCCGATTTCGGCTGATTTCTTCCAAATCACCAAACCACGCGAATATCACCGTTGTGGTTGTTCGTGCCGCTGAACTCCAAAACCAACGCTTGCGGCGACGAGGTTGCGCTCGGAGTGTAGAGCGATGCCGCCGCGTACCCTCCGTAGCTGAGCCAGCTTGTTGCCGTGAGCGATATGACAGGCTTCACCACGACCTTGTTGCCGCTCGTGAACACCAGCTTGGCGGGTTTCTCCACGAGTCCGCTGTGCGTGTGTCCGCTGATGATCGCGTCGAATCCATCGGTAGCATACGAGAACTGCCGCTTCTTGTTCGCCGTCTTGCCATGCACCAGCAGCAGCGCGTAGCGGTTCTTGGTGTTCCCACGTTTGAGAATCACCCTGATTGCGGCGAGGTTTGGCCTATAGAGTTCTCCAATTGAGAGCATGAGGCAAATTGCATAGGCAGGATCGAGGTCTGCGGCCCGTTTGGTGCGAGCTTCGTGATTGCCTCCGACGGCACCGAGAATCTTGTCCTTGATTGGCGTGAACAGCTCGACAGCCATATCAATCTGGGCTGAGGGACTTGCGATTTCCTCGTAGCAATTAGTTTTGGAGTCCTTGAGTCCATTGTTTATTAAGTCACCGAGAAGCACGACGTACGAATCGCGCTCCTCGGCTATTTTCGCGATGAACTTCTTGAGCCCCTCGATGTCTGCCTCCCTGGCCCCGATATGGGTGTCGCCAATAGCGTAGATTCGCGTATCTCGTCCGGGAAGGTGATGGATGATTGGCGTGAAGTCATCTAGCATTGCTGATTTCTCTCGTCTATCCAGAATTGCAAATCGTCTAGAAGGATTACTTTGGGATACCACTCGCTGTCGATATGGTCACGTCGCAGTCAGGCATGATGAACACCTTCTGCCAACCCGTCGATGTGTTCTTGCTGATTTGCACAGATGTGACCTCTGCGCTCGTGTCGGAACGTATCACCCTGAACGCCGATTTTGCCGATTCAACGCCAGCGACAACGGGCGTTCCCTCGGCGAAATACGTCGAACTGTGCGTCCATGCCATCGTGTCGTAGTCGAACACTTGGGGCGTTGGGTTTGCGAGTCCGTTCACGCTATGCGACGAGCCGCCACCACCGCCGCCAGTCGGTATCGCGTCGATAGCATCCACGAACCCATCGGGCCATTCGAGCGCAGCCGACGTGCCTCCATTGGTGCGGATTGCATCGGCTATGGAAGTCAAGTCCGTGCTCGTGACCAGATATGGAACTGGGATGGGTTCCCAGATGGCGTACTTATTGGAATCGTTGGAGGGCACCGTATCTCCAGGTTGGAACGATGTCCCTGAGCCGTCGCGTGCCGTGTTCCATTCCTTGAACTGGTATCCGCTCGGAGCAGTCCACCCAATAGCGTCAATCGTAGGTATCGGGTCGCTGGTGGTGTATCTTCCGCTCGACGTTTTTGTCGTGTCTGAAGAATCGTAGTTTCTATAATATATTACTATTGCTCCAGCCATTAGAAACTCACCCCGCTTGCACTAGCAACGTCGAGGGACAGCGTGCCGTCTGCGGCAATCGCCAACCCGCTGCCGACCTTCACGCCGCCGAGCGACGTTGCCGTGGCTGGCGGGATGGCGTCCGAGTTTATCGTCTCGGAGCTGCCGACGGTCAGCGACGAAACGGTCTCCGCCTCGTAGCTTGAATTGTTGTAGTACCCCGTCTTGTCCCTGTATTGCTCGACGTTTATGAAGTAGCCTGGCCAGGATATAGTCCATGGTGACGTTGCGTACGTGTAACCGCTGACGACGAGGAACGGCTTCGCGTTGTTGCCAGTCCCCCTCGCGATGCAATTAAGCGTATACGCCGCTCCGTCCTTCATCGCGCTGTACGTCTCGCCCACGGTTGGAACCCAGCTAGTCGTTACCACGTGGCCGTTGTCGTCGGCCTCGGTTTGCGTCATCGAGAACGAGGCAGATATTGCAGGAGCTGTCGAGAATGGCTTTCCCGTAATGTCATCCCATGAGGACGAACCGCCGCTGATGGTTAAATCGCCCGAACCGAGCAGGCTGTTGCCGTTTATCGTCTTGATGTTCGTGCCAGATACCAGCGTCGCTTGGCGTGACGTGTCCGTGGGGTGCACGTGGTTCGAGCGTGCGTAGCTCGTGCCGCTGCCATAGCTCGCGGTGCCGTCCATGCTGGGCGTGGTAGTCGATGCCGTTGGCGGTGTTGGAGCGTAGAGCGCCGTCGCGGTGCCGTCGACGCTGATGCTGGCGACTTGCGTGCCGCTGCTGAGAGATTGCGTGACGGTGACGGTCGAGCCGCCGCCTTCAGCGCCCGTCCATAGCCTGATACCAGTGCCGTCGTGGTAGTACACTGGATGCTCTGGGAACAGCTCGATGTTGGTCGCATTGTACGCCCTGCCGAGGAATATGTAGATTTTGCCGTCGTTCGTGCTCGGTAGCGCCTGAACGTATCCGTCCAGAGTTGCCGAGCCGTTGGCAGCGGGCGTGCATTTCACGTAAACGGGCGCTGGGTACGTCATCACGAGGGCCGCGCCCGTCGTGTTGAACGAATATCCCAGCGAGAGCGTGTACTGCGTCCAGATGGTAGTCGCCGTGAGGTTCGCGCCCGCATTGGTCGTACCGTTCGTCGAGTAGTACACGATTGGACCGAACGGGTCGATGGGGGTCGTGTTCGGAGTTCTCGACGCCGTGGCGTTGGTGGACGTGCTCTTATTGGCTGGCACCCACTTCGTCCCGTCAGCCGAAGTGAACCACAGCCTGTACCTGTAACCCTTGTCCGAAGCTGGCAGCGTCGAGCTGTTGCCCCTCAGCTGGTAGCCGATGGTGTTCGTGTTGCCGTCGTAGCCACGCCAGCATATCCAGCAGCCGCCCTCGACGATGTCGGACTCCACGTACGTGAACAGCATCGTGTAGTTGATGTTGAAGATGGTCGTGTCGCGGGTCGGAGCCGTTGGCGTGATTGCGTTGCCCGTCGCCATGTTGTTGTAGACGGGCAGTGCTCCCAGGCCGTTCACGTCGATGGTGAACCCCGATGCCGAAGTGACCACGCCGTTGCGCAGCGCGATGGTCGTGCCGTCCACCAGCGTTGTTAGTCCGGCGACGGTCGCAGTGAACGCGGTCGCCGTGCTATTGGAGTCCACCGCGCCGTACAGGATGGCGTTCGTCATGTTCGCGTTGCCGCCGCTTGTGGGCGACGATGCGTAGTTGATGCCAGAAGCATCGTAGAACATGGCGGTTCCGCCACCCGTTTTGGGTAATGCCAAGGCAGGAACGTCGCTGTAGATGGCACCCGCCACGGTTACGTCTTGCGCCATATGCGCCCCCTTAGCTGATGGAGAGTACCTTCGTGCTTGCGTCCTGGCTTATGACCGCGCTGGTAAGGCTGCCATCCACGCCGAAGATGGACACGCCGCTCTTGATGTTGGAGGCAACGAGGTCAGCGTCTCCGGCGATTGTCTGTGCGCCCGTGAGGTACGTGCCAGCCGCGATGGTCTGGTCGCTAGTCCCAGGCGTGATGGTCGCAGCGGCCTTAGTCGTGACGCTTGCCGTCAGCGAGACGCTGGAATTCGTGGCAGTTCCGCTCGTAATATAGCCAGCAGTCGAAATAACAGGGGTCACGGATACGGTCTTAGACAAGGTGAGCGTGTTGGTGCCAGTGGACAAACTCGCGGACGTGCCGCTGATGGTCGCGGGTGCCGTCGCCGAGCCGCTTGCCACGGCCTTTGTCTGCTGAGACGAGTAGTAACCCGCTGGCACGGTCACGGTGTCGCCCGATGCCGTGAGGTCGCTGCCAGACTTGCTCACGATGCTGCCGCTGTACTTCACGCCGTTGGCATACGCCGTGTTGCCGCTGAGCATCTTGTCGCCGCTGTCGAGCGTAGCGTCCGAGGTGTCGAAGAACTCGGCGTTGCCGCTGCCAGCGGACAAGGGAATTTCCACGGAGGGGACGTTTGAATACGTTACCCCGTTGATGATGACGTTCTTGGCCATGTCTTACTCCTAACTGACGCGCAGAACCGAGCCGTTCCACGTGATGAGGCCGTAGTAGTTTGGGATGGGATTGATGACGATGTTATCGGTCGCCAGCTTGTCCTTTATCTCGACGGTCTGCGTGCTCTGAGTCGGCGTGAACTCGTACTCGCCCGTGTATTCCTCGGCGTGGCCGTCGATGTATTCAGTGCCTATGGAAAGCCCCACGTCGCCCACGTCGGCGATGTGGAGCCGCGCTTCGCTATCGCCATCGACGTGGAGCGTTATGGTGAGGTTATCCATCAAGCACCCCCTCTTGCAGTATCCGCTTCACTGGGATGGTGCCGATGGTCGTGGCGACGGCCACCTCGCCGTCCTGCTTGACAGCGCGGATTTGCACTTCACAGTCCTTGCCGGACTTGAACGCCAGCGTGTCCTCCTGGGTCAGCGTTGTCTCGATGATCGTGGACACGTCGCCGCTTTGCGCCGTCTCGGTGGTCACGGTGAGGTCATCGTCAGACTTCACGATTTCGGTGCATCCGCTCTTGAACGTGAGGTAAATCGTCATGTCGGAAATGTCCGCGTCAACCGTCACGGTGATGGTTGGTGTTGTACCCCTGCGCATAAAATCACCTACGATTTCATACGAGCCGCCGCGTCATCGTTGACGGCCTTGGCCAGCTTCGCATAGTCAACGTTGCCGGCCTGAACCTTGTCGAGTTTCGCGGAGAGCGAGTCAACCTTGCGCTCCATTTCTTCGACCATCTTGTAGATGCCGACAGTGCAGTTGTACATATTGCCCTGAGGTGCTGTGTTCTCCCAGTCGTACCCCCAGACTTCTTCTGGCGTTGCCATGTCCTGCTCTCCTTCCATCGCTTGTCTTACTTCCTCAACGAACTGCTCCCAGGATTTGCCGAACTCGGCAAAATAGCCGTCTGGGTCGGTGTGGTCTGAGTAGGTGACCCACGTCTCGTTTGCCTCTCGATGGCTCAGCATCCTGTCGATGCCCCAGCCTTGGCTCTTTAGGTACCAGGCCGCAAACTCTACGCCCGTGCGCCATACCTTCTCGAAGTCGGCCTGATTCTCGGCGTGGCACAGTTCGATGCCCACGCTCCAACTGTTGGCGTTGCCGCCGACGTGCCAACATGCCAGGTTATCTGGTGTCGTATGGTAGACAGTTCCATACCAGTCGGTGACGTAGTGCGCCTCGCCGTGCTGGTTGCCCGTTGACCAGTAGTTGACGTGGTTGAGAGCCGTCGCGCCCGGGTTTGCGGTTTCGTGGATGATGAGGTATTGCGGGAAATTCGCGCCGCGTCCCCAGAAGACAAACCTATTCTCTATTTGCATCGGATTTCCCCAGTTCTGCCATGATTGGCGAGAGCACGGCCATCACGAGTGCGACGATGAGCGCACGCGATGACGGGTCAAAAACCACGTAGCCAACGATGAGGTCAACATTCGCCACAATCACGCCGATGATGCCCTGAAAGATTGTGCGCAAGAGGCGGTACTTGGCCTCGTTGCTGGTCAGAAACTCGTTCATTCCGTGCCTCCAATCTTTATGTCCTTGAAGTCGCCGTGCAGTTCGTCGTATCGGTGGTAGAGGTTTTCGACTTCCGTCTCCAACTTATAGGTGCGCTCTACCACTTGGTTATGCTTCTCAACGCGGTCGGAGAGCATGTCCAGCTTCGTCTCTAGCCTTGCTATGCTGTCGGCGTACTTCCTCTCGCGTTCGTCTGCCGTGCGCTTTACGGCCTGATACGCGCCGAACACCGCGACGAGCGCGGATACCAGCGGACTAATCAACAAAGTCCAATCCATGATTGCCCCCTAGTTGCTTGCCAGTCGGATGGCACGCGCCCTGCACGTTGCGCCGAGTGCGCTGCCGCTCGATTGCCCTGCGTTGATGTAATAGGTTGTGTTGTCGGACGATATGAGCACGATGCCGCATATCTGCACGCGGGTTTGTCCCGCGCTTGCCGCACTCACCTGCATGGCCAATGCCGCGCCGTTTGTTGTGCTAAGAGCACCAGATGTTGTTGAGCCGACGGCCTTTCGGATGCCAGTCGCGTTGGCGGCGAAGTTCACGCCAGCAGATATGAGCCAGATGCCCTTGCCTAGCGTGAAGCTGGTGACGGCCGTCCCGCCCGTGGTAGCCGTCGCCGTCACGTTCGCAACGGATACCGCCGACGATACGTTGTTGTCGAAGTAATCGGTGCTCGTCGCCGCCTTGGTGTCAGTTGGCAAAAGCTGTCTGAACGTCGCCGTGCCATTTGAGCCGTTCGGAGCGGCCAGGACGGTGTTTGCTGTCTGATTGAACACGCGCAAGCTGCCCGTCACGTCAACGTTAGAGTTGTAGCCGTCAACCTGAACCTGCGCGTTTATGGTGTTCGAGTATTTGCCTGAGAGCGTGGCAGATATGCCCGTCATGCCCAATGTGTTCTCGTAGAGCGGCATCGATGCGCTCGTAATTCGAGTGGTTAGGCCGTTCGCCCTCATGTGCATGTTCGTTGTGCTGTACGATACGTTGTTGTGAGGCGGCGTGTATCGTAGCCATACGGCACCGCCGGCGATGCTGCTGTACCCTCCAACGACTGGCGTGAGCACGTCTTCGAGGTTTTGGGTCGAGTAGCCTGTGAACATTTCATCGACTGCTGGTGTCCACTGGTTGTTTGCCACGTCTGTATGCCAGAAGTATGGCGAGATTGCCGTGCCGCCGCCGCCAGAGCCACCAGATGCCGAGCCGCTGCCAGATATGTTGTCGGTCGCACCGAACTCGAACGTGGTATTAGACGGGTCAAGCAAGTCGCGTGATATGCGCGTGATCATCGCGTTGTATGTCACGTCTCGCGCCGTCACGGTTACGGTCTGCCCAGCATCGAAGTTGTCCACTTCGTCGCCGAGGTCGGCCATGTCCAATGCAGATACGGTGATGGTCTTTGCGATTTCCTGCGATTCGAGATAGGCAATTGCACGCTGTATTAAAACGGATGGCGTTGTCACGTTGTCGCAGTGCAGGATGCGCTTGTTGTCGCCGTACCTGTCTTCTAGCGTTGGACTGAAAATCACGCCGAAGTTGTAGAAATACCCTGACGGCAGTTCAGCTTGCACGTTGTATCCGTCGAGGTTCACATACTGCTTTTGCCCGTACTCGTTCTCGGTGCCAGTTTCAGCACCGTAAACGTATACGCCAGAGAACCCAGACGATGCGTCAGCTTCGTCGGTCATTTCCAGGAGGTTGATTTCCTTGACGATGGTCTGGTCGCCGCTTGCCGATGGCGTTGCAAGCCATGAGACATACGTGCCGGACTGGTCGGTCTCGATGTACCCTCCCAGCGACGAGCCGATGCATTTGTCGGCGATTTCGTCCCAGAGGATTGATGGCTCTTCGTTGCTCCTGACGATGTAGTTGTTCGGGTCTGTCACCGTCACGTTGCCAACATTCATCACAACAGCGTTGTCGAGCAGCAATTCGAGGTATTCACGTGGCGTGCCTGTGAAGTGATACGGAGGCACAACCACATCGTTCATGCGTGCGAACTCGGACTCGATTATGAACGTCACGAGGCCAGTGATATCGTCGCGTGAATACTTGTAAGCGCGTCCCTCGAATATGATTGCGCTGTCACGGTGCACGTAATACTTGACGTTGGCCTGGTCAGCTATTGATTCCATCATCCGCGCAAGCGCGGGATGGTCGCGTGGGATGGTGAACTCCAAAACGCTGGCAGCGTTCACCGCATCGGTGAGCGTGGCTGACACGACTGGTCGGGTTGCCATCGTGTCTGGATGCATCACCCACTGGCTCTCGTGGCCTTGGGCAATATCGGTGAAGTAAATCGAGTACGTCACACGACCACCACCCGAATCGTCATGATGACGTACTCACCGAGAAACGTGTAGCTGGTGATGGATACCTCGCCATTGTACGAGTTGCTGAGAGCGTCTGACACTGTAAGATAGTTGCCATTCAGGAAACTTGCCAAATTGCTTGCTTGCGCGTCGTTCTGCGCTATGTTGTCGTATCCGACAATTGCAACGTCGTACTCGTATACAGCCGAGCCAAATCCAATGTAACCCGTCGCCGTCCGTGATATGTCTATTGGCGTTGAGCGTCCAGGCACGTCAACGAACTGCTGAATTGGTTGCGGAGGCGTATAGCGCACGGCAGATAGAATGCCGCCGTATGTTGCGATGCTGTACGTGTTCGTGCCGTCGCTGAAAGTGAGTGTCATCGTTCTCGTCATGCTAATCCCCTAGCGGTCATGGCCTGGCGTGCGCCAAGCGATGCGTCCATGCGTGACGAAATGCCGCCGACGAGTGTCTTGCCGTCGAGGTAGATTGCCGAGTCCTTCGCGGCGATTTCGCGTAAGAGCGTGACGATTTCGCCCGTTGACAGTTCGGATGCGACAGCCTGGGCGAACGGCTTGATGTTCGGCTGCGTGAGCGGCACGATTGCCTCGCGCCCAGCTTCGCCCGCGCCGATGATCGTGGCAGAATCCACGATGCCGCCCTTGGCGTACCATTCGACGTGAGGTAACGAGACAGGCGTGCTCATGCCCAGTATTTCGAGCGTTTCCCACGTCACGTGAGGCGTTGGGAAGTGAATACTACCGATTGCGCTTGTAATCATCCCTCCGAGGCCGCTGAAAAAGCCGATGATTTGCCCAGGGATGCCAGCAAGAAAGTCGAGCGCACCTTGGAACGTGTCACGTATGAACGACGTGACGGAATCGAACACTCCCTTTACGTTGTTGCCCCATGTGCTGATTGTGTTTCCCACTGTCGTGATGACGTTGCTGATGGTGTTGAAGCTGTTGTCAACGCCAGCCGCCCAGTTTTGGATTGCCGCGCCGATGGTGTCGATGAACGGCTGGATGATGTTGTCGCCCAACCACTTGAACCCGTCGCCCAGCACTTGCACAGCATCGGCCACGAGTTGCAGAATCGGCTCGAATCCCTCCATGAGAGCAGAAACGCCGTCGATTGCCGCGCCGAGGATGCCGCCGAGTATTTCGGCCACGCCTGAGACGATGGTGCCCAGCTTCTCGAAGCTGCCAGCGTTCTTGTCGATGAACTTCTCCAACTTGTCGAACGCTTTGTTTACGCCGTCCATCAGCTTGCCAGCCAATGGCGACAACGCCTCGGCTGCGCGGTTCTTGATGCGCGTCCACTTCTCAGGCCAGTCTTCGGTTTTCTCCATCGTCCCCATGATGCCGTCGCCGGCACCGATGGCAGCGTCCTTCATAGCGTCGAGCGAGAGCGTGCCTTGCTTCACAGCGTCGAGGAACTGGGCAGAACCCCTAGCACCGAATACCTCTTCTGCCAGGTTTAGAGCGGAAACTTCGTCACCCACGGCCAGGTAATCTTGTAGCTGCTGGATGATGCCCTCGTATGCCTGACGCGCTGGGATGCCCTGGTCTACCGATTCTTGGAGCACTTTGGACAGCTTGGACATGGTAGAGGATGCGTCCATGCCAGCCTTGTCCATCATGCCAGCCATGTTCGCGGATTCCTCGAAGCTGAACCCTAGCTGCTTTAGAATCGGTGCGTTCTTTTCGAGGATGCCAGTCAAGTCGTTGAAGCCAATACCCGTTGCCTGTCCGACGTTGAACAGGTAATCCATCTTGTCGGCCATTTCGTCGGCAGTAACGCCGAATTGGTTGAACGCGCCCGTCAGCTTGTCGAGGTCAACCGACTGGCCGAGCAGGTTGCCAGCTTCTATTGCGCGTGAGCCTACCTGCTCCAACGCCTCGCCCGTGAGGCCGAGTCGCGTGTTGAGGTTTTGAACCACGTCGCCAGCGTCTGCAAAAGAGGTAGGCACGGTGGTTGCGATTGCCTTGGCAGAGTCAACGAGCGAGTCAAGAGCCGCGCCCGATGCGCCCGTGCCGATGACGATTGTATCGGTCATGGACTCGAACTCTTTGCCAATGTCCATGATTGCATCGGCGGCTTTGACGGCCACGGTTCCGATAATCGCGGCAGGTGCCAGCTTGGTCAGTATGCCGCCAGCACTCGCGGCGAACTTCGAGCCGAACGCCGTGCCGATTGCATCGCCCGATGACGTGAGTTGTGGAGCGATGGCCTTTGTTATGTTCTCGGTCGCACCTTCCATCGAAGGCATGACTTGAACATAAGCGGTCGCTACTGTTGGCATGTCTCACCTCCGTAATACCATGAGTCAAATTCAGAGATTGGAATCGGGTCTTCCCCGAAGTGTTCGCGGCCTTCGTCCCACGGCCTCGGATAGCGGATGCGCCATGCATCCTCGCCGAATCGCGCCGTGGCGATGAGGTCGTACAAGTCAGCCAACTGCGCTGCTAGGTGGAGTTGGCTAGCGTATGCGGCCTCTTCTCTGTTGAGTGCCGCCCATGTGTGAGTACCCTGCCCGAGATGGCGCACCCAAACGCAGACGTGATGCCAGCCGAACAGATGGCCTCGCGTGATTGGAATGCCAAGACGCTCCATCATGTCAGCGTCGAGTGCGCCGTTAGTCTCTTCGTCAAGTTCGAGCAGGGCGATTATTCCCCCAGTTCGTCCTGGGACTTGGTGTAAGCATCAACGAGACCGTACAACTGCCCCACGGTCAGGTTCTCCGTGCATCCAGGCGCATACGCCTCGAAGACGTGCTCAACCGCCCAGGCCGCAATATCAACGCCAGAAACGTCGCCGCGTGTGAACTCGCGGAAGTCTTTGAGCGTCTTGTATGGCATGGACTCGAACGTTGGGACAGAATAGGCTTTCCCATCGACGCTAAAATCGAACGTCGAGGTTTCGCCCGTGTTTATCTCGTACATGGTGCTCCTTTAGGCCGAGGTGGTCTGGCCGTCATCGTAGAACAGATAGATGCTGTGACCAGTGCCGTCATCGAACGTGGAAATGGTGACGGGAATCTGGTGAGCCGCGCCAGGCGTGAAGGACACGTCGCCGAACTCGGAGACTTGCCCACGCGGGACGTACACGCGGATGCGTGCGTTGCCGTCCTTCATGTTGAAGCAGAACGACTGCACGGGAGGCACGTCCGCGCCGACGCTGACTTTAATCAGTTCGCCCTTGGTTGTCGTGGCAGCGGTCTTGGTGACGTTGGAGGTGCCGAACATCAGCTTGGCAGAATCCTCGTCAAGCTGCATGACGTTGAACGACAGCTTGCCGTCGTAACCCGTGAGAGCGCGGCGAACGAGAGACTGAGACCAGTCGCGGATTTCCGTGAAGGTCTTGTTGATGGACATGGACAGACCCTCGGTGCCGACGTATCCACAGCTTGTCCAGGTGTTGGGCAGCGCGGTCGATGCATCGGTCGGAGCCGTCGTGGAGGTAGGTGCCGAGTTGACCGCTCCAACCGTCGTGGATTGGTCAGGAGTCGGCAGGTAGACATGGTTGGGATTCAGGCCAGCCATTTAATCACGCTCCTAACTTAGGAAGTTTGCGCCCCTGATTCCAACGGATGCCCTGAAAGTGGCACGCGGAAGGAGCGGTCGGTATGGGTCTGGGTTGAGGTATGGAGTCGCGTTTATCTCCGAGGTGGCGTAGCATCTGCCGCTCGTGAACGTGAGGATTGGCAACGCTGCGACGTATCCGGCGACGTTGTTTGCCAACTCCATCGCAGCGGCAGGTGTCGCCGCCCAGCAATCAATCGAAACGTCGTGCTCGTATGAGACAGGCGACTGAGCACCGCCGCCGACGTTCGTGACGCACACGGTATCGGATGCGAGGTCATCAGGTGCTGGCGGCGCACAGCACGTCACGCCTGAGAGTTTTTCGCCAAGGTCAGCCGATAACGCGGCCTCGATGTCGATTGGTTTCACCAGTTGCATTACCTCACCGCCTTAGAAAGCGTCTTGTCGGTGGCCTCGGATTCGGCGGCTTTCTGGCTGACAGGCGCAACGAAGTAGTAAGCGCGTTTCTTCGGAGTGCGTTGAATCACCTCGTAGCCGTCGCCAGCCTGAGCCGCGATTCGCTCGGCCTCTTGTCTGCATACGCCTGACACGCCGTCGCACATGAGCAGTTCCTGGATGCCAGCGTGGTCAAGTTCGATGCGTATCTTGGTGGTCATCACGACCGCCAATCAACGAGTGAGCATTGGACGTGGCTCACCGCGCCCGTGGGTGATTTCCACGGCATTGGAGCACCGTCCACGCTGAACTTCTGCCCTGCGTACTCTATGCGGTCGCCTGATTGAATGTCGGCGTTCGGTGGAGCGAAGAGCACCGCCCTGACGGTGACGGCCTGACGCGGGTCTGTCCATGCGGTCGAACCTTGCACGGGTTGGACTGAGCACCCAGATACGGTGTGAGTCGTGGCGTTCGCCCAGTCGTTAACCTGCGTGCCTCGCTCGGCTTTGAGAGCAGGTCGCGTCACGATCACGTCATCGGTGCAGAAACTAGGCAGCATGGCTACCACGCCCTTGCCAGCTTGTACGGTGCGAGGATTTGGCGGTCGCGTGCGAGTAAGGACACGCCGCCCGTGATGCCGTCGCCCGTGCGGTTGTACGTGATTTGGACGTTGCCAGCGCGTTCGTCAGAAACGCCAGGCGATGCCACGATTGAGTTTGCGGCGATTTGAGCCACGGCCTGAGACACGGCAGAAGAGCAGAACCCCGCGTGATAGTGGCACTCGACAGAACGCCACTTGTCGGGGAATACGCCCGATTCTAGGCGCACGATGCCGCTGTCCCTCCATTGGAATGGAACATCCGCGCCGTCGATGCTGAGAGATTCCACGGATGACACGCCCATCGCTGGGAGTATCAGGATGCGCCCTTCGCCGTCGCCGACGAACTTGCACGCGAGGTTAGGCGTGACGTGCCAGCCGCAGTAGTCGCGTATGGCAGCGGACACGGAGTCCAGCGCGTCTTCGATTTGCTCGTCGCTCGATGACATATTGGGGAACATTTCGCGGAACTCTTCGACGGTGACCATAGCGGGAACTTCGCCCTCGGTCTCATATCCCCACGGTGTTCTGCTCATGATTTACGCCCTCTTCTTCGATTTTGTCGGCGGGTTTCTTCTTCGACTTGTCGGCAGGTTTCGCAGCCGACTTGTACTCGATTGCGCCATCAGGCTGTTCGCCCTCTTTGAACCAGAAGAGCGAACCGTTTACCTCGTAGATTTTCATGTGCTGACTCCTAGTCTGAGGCGGCTTTGCGCCGCCTCCTTGTTGAGCTTCTTACGAAGCGGCCTCGGTGATTTTGACGAACGCAGCCGGGCGACGAACTGCCAGGCCGAGACGCTCTTCAACGACAACCGTGACGCGGTTGTAGATGGCATCGTCATGGTCGCCAGTGACAACTTCGATGCGTGCGCCCTCGCCAGCCTTGGTGATGACCGATGCGCCCTGCTTGAACGCGCCGACCAGGATGGTGCCGCTCGTGATGTTCGGCGTGACGATGGTGTTGAGACCCCAGAGGCTCGGCTGCAAGGCGACGTTGCCGTTGCCATACGGTGCGTAGAAGCAGCCGCCGCCGTAGTACTGGGAGCCGCCGTCCTTGGCAAGACGCACGATTTGGTAGTCGGCGGGATTCATGATGATGGTGTCGGCATTCAGGCCAGAGTCGTTCTTGACCTTCATGATGGCCTTGAACACGTCATCGGCAGAGACGTTGCCGCCGTGGGTGTAGGTGGCTGCGCCGATGCCAGAGGTGCCGAGCGTGGTAGAGAGCAGATACGCCTCGATGCGTGCGTCCAGTTCGTACAGACCACGTGCGTCGAGTGCGCTCTTGAGGAATGCGTTGTCCTCAAGCAGTTCGTCGGTCTCGTAGAACCAGCCAGCAATCTTTTGCAGGGTAACGGTGGCCGTGCTCTCCACGATGTGGAACTGAGGCTTGGCCGCGCCCTCGTTCACGCTGCCAGGTGCAGGAGCGGAGTTGTCCTCGCGTGCGCCCAGGATGAAATACTTGAGCGCGTTGCCGCTGATGGACTCGGCTCCGAATGCGTTGCGAACGGCCAGGTCGCGGATTGCGGTATCAACGACGTTCTGAGAGGTCACGAGCATCTGCTGAGAAACCTGCGCGTCGGTGTATGCCTTGTAGCCGAAGCCAGTGCCGGCACTCTTAGCGGAGCCAGCGCGGACAGCGGACAGGTCGAGGGACTTGATGGCGAAGTCGCCCAGGGACTTGGCCTTTTCGGTCTTCGGCTCGGCCTTTGCGCCCTTCATCCCTTCGAGGATGGCGGCTTTCTTGGCGATTGCGGCCTCGTGGGACTTCTCGGCTTCGATGGCCTCGGAGATTTCGTTGATTTCCTCAACGGTTTCGGCGGCTTCGAGCTGAGCCGCCAACTCTTCAATCTTGCTCATTTTAGACTCCTAACAGTCTCTTCTTTGCGGTCTTGTATGCCTCCACGAACTCGGCCTGAACCGTCTGACCCTCGGCGTTTTTCGCTTCGTCTTCGGATTCGCCGCCCATCGTTTCGGCTTCGTCAGCCAGTAGGCTGTTGACGATGGATTGGATTTGCTTGGCCGCTTCTGCAATCTCGCCCAGGGACTTCGCGTCCTTCGCGGAATTGCGACGGCCTGACTTCACGTCGATAACTGACGTGTCGGGATTCGCTGGATACATGACGAGGCTGACCTCGTGAAGGTTCAACTTGCGCAGTTCGTTGGCCTTGCGCCCGTCTTCGAGCGTCACGTCTGCCTGTTCAACCACGTCGTATGCGAAGCTGAACTTGCACAGTCGCCCATCAGCGGCCAACTCGCGTGCGCGTTGCGCCTCTTCGGTCGCATCGAACGTGGCCTCGAAGTACGCGCCATGATCGTCTTCCTTGAAGTTGTAGGCCGTGCCGATGTAGGCTTTCAGGTCTTCGGATTGGTGGTTCCAGAGGAACGGCACGCTGCCGCCCTCGGCTTCAATTTTTGCGAACGACTCGGCGAACGCGCCCTTGGCTACCACGTCGCCTACTGCATCAGGCTCACGAGTCCAGGTCGAGAAGTATCCCGAAATGGAGCCGTTATCGTCCGCTTTCAGTTCAAACGATTTGACTGGCATGATTCCCCCTTTCTTGGGCAATAAAAAAGCCGCCCTGAGGCGGCTAGATACAGATGTTTTTTTATGACACAGTTATTTCAACTTGGCAGAGGCAATTGCAGCTTTCTTCAGGTAAGAGCACGTGGTCGCCAGGGAAACGCGCACCGTTCGAGAAGTCAGCATCGTAAGGCACTGTCTCGCCGTCCATCGCGGCGTGCTCTGGCCTCGGATTGCCAGACGTGACAATCCACGTCTTTGTCACCTTGCGCCCTGCGCTTCGCTGATTGCACGCCTCTAGGATTGCGAATCCAGCTATTGCGGTTGCGAAACTTCTGCCGGACGTTTCGGCTCTCACCTCTTCGGCCTTTTCAAACACGCCCTCGACGGTTGCACCCTCGGCATCCTCGCCGATTTCGCCGTCGAGTGCCTTTTCTATCTCGTCGCGTGTGACGTTGTTGATTGCTTGCGCCTTGTTCTTCGCTATCGTCGTGATGTATGCCACGGTGCGGTCAACGTCGTACATGCCGTCGAATGCCTCGCGTGAAGTCTCGCGGCCTGTCTTGTTGGCTTGGCGTTGGAGTATGGGATATAAGTCATCAGACAATTCCCTGTCCCACCTTTCGCCGTCCCACCATTCCTCGTCCTTTGCGAGTCTCGCGGTCACAGCGCGGCCTTGGCGTTTGAAGAACTTGCGTAGCATGTCGGCGATTTCGGCAGCGTCAGCATCCATCGGCTCAGACTTGAGTCGCTTCGGCTCAGATTTAGCCATCGGTGCAGGTGCTGATAGCTGGTATGCGTCTGCAACCGAGTCACGCGGCGATGCCTGTCCACCTTCGAGCACGTTGAGAGGAACGATCAACTCGTCGCCGCCGTCGATGCGTGGCAGGTTGCGCATGACACGCGCCTCGTTGCGAGTCATCCACGGTGCGCCGACTGCCGAGGAAATGACAGCGGCCTGCTCCTCGAAGGAACCTTGCAACTTCGCGGCCAGGTCAAACTCGCAGTAATGCGACGAGTCCAGGCCGAGTCGCGGCACCAGGAAAGCGTTGATTCGCTCTTCGAGGTAGTCCATAAGCGGCGCAAGCGTCTCGGAGTACAGAGCTCGTGCGTTGTCTTTCGCACTCGCATACGTGGTCGCGTCCGTGTGGTATATGAGTCCAGGATTCACGTGGTAGACAGCGCACACGTCCTCGCGGGACAAGCGCGTGGCCTCTGCCCACTGTGCCTCGCGTGCGTTGAACGCCGTGGTTTCGAGCCGCATCCCATCTTCGAGCAGCGGAGTGCCGCCCGTGTCGGTTCCATTCTCGCCCGAAAACTTCTCTTTCCAGGATTTTGCGAAGCGGTCACGTGCGCCCTCGCCCCACTCAACGCCAGCGGGACGGCTTATCCATTGGGTGACCCTGCCGCCGTTCTTCCACACGCCGTTGCGGAAGTTCCACGCGCTGATTTGCTCGGCCAGTATCTCTTTGAGCGCGTCTATGCGCGGCGACGTGTCCACGGCTCCATTGGGCGACCACCCAGCGAAGCGGATAAAATCGTCCGACGTGATGCTTATCGTGCGCCCATCCATGTACTGGCTCGATACTTTCGCAACGATGGCCTCCATGCCGTTTGCGGTCACGTACTTAACCCAGTCGTGCGGAATGTTGGCAACCATCCAGCCGCTGTCGGTCTGAGCAGGAATCGTCAACCATAGCGCGGAATCGTATAGCAGGTAGTCGCTCACCGTCGCCCTGATTAACTCGTGGCCTGTTGTCCAGCCGTTAGGATTCGATAGCACCTTTGCAAGCGCGGAGTCTCGGTCGCGCTCACGTGAGCCGTCAGGCTTGCGGATGTAGCATTTCAGCGGTAACCCTGCAACGTTATCGGCCAGAAACGAGATGACCGAGCGGAGCGCGGGTTGCGTCTGGTACAGACGTGATGCCGACATGCCGAGAACTGACTCGCCGCCGACGTACACGGTGCGGACGTAGGTTTGGCGTGGCCTAATCAAGTCTAAAACGCCCATTTCCCTCCAATCAAAGAATCAGCAGGTCGGTGTCTTCGTAAACACTTCGCTGCGGCCTCTCGATGCTCGTTGCTGCCCCGTATGCCATCGTGCAAGCTACGAGCGGCGATATGTCTTCGAGCGACTTCTTCCTGTCCCATGCCCAGGCACCATCCCCCAGCGGCTTCGTGGCTGCGATGTTCGCTGCCAGGTCGAGCGCGGGTTGTGGAATGTGGAATATCGGCGTGGAGTCATGGGATTTGTCATCGTCGCAAGCTGCGACTCCATCCCAGAATCGTCCGCACCATCCAGTCAGGTTGGAGCCTTGGCATAAAATCACGTCCAGGCCGTCAATCGCTCCGAGTATTTCCGCAAATGCTGACACGGGCGCACCCTTGCCTTGAAGTGCAACCCGCATACCGTGGTAGTTCATGACCCTCTCGGCGAACCACGATTGCAGCCATCCGATGCCCGAACGGTAGGCAATCAACTCGACGTGCCAGGTGCGGTCTGGTCTCATGCCGCAAACTGCGACCGATGCCCTGCCACGATCATCGGACACGTCAACGCCGAACCACAAAAGAGAATCGTCGGCTATCGAAGATTGCTCATCGATGCCTGCTTCCCACGCCCCAATGGGGAATGGCGGAGTGACCGAGGCCGTCACCCATTGGCACAGACACTCGGTCTTGAATACGTCATCTGGGTCATCTGCGCAAGCTGCGCGAAGGTTGCGCTCTGGAATCGTGTAACCCATCGACGGGTTAGCTTGCGCCCATGCGTCGACCGAATGCTTGTCTGCGTTCGGTGGAGCCGACCACTCGAATAGGCCAACAGCCGAATCCTCCAAGTCGCTCGGCGAGTAGTCCATACCGTCGCATATCCCGTCTGGGTCACCGAGCGCGGCATGTGCTCTCATTCGGAAGTGCCTGAGCACGATAGACGAACCGTCGCCAGCGTTGCTCATGCACCAGTAAAGAGCCGACTTCTTAGCCATGCCAGTCTTTGACAAGGCCGACCACGCATCCCACGTCTGATGCTCTCGCAACTCATCGAGCAGAACCAGGTCGGCAGACTTGCCGCGCCCAGCCTTGCGGTTGGATGCCCTAACTCTGTAATCCCTATTACCTTCGAGTTGTAGGCGTTTCGAGCCGTTCGTGTACCAGACATGCTTGACCTGCTCGGCAAGCTGCTCGTTAGCTTGCGCCATGTCAACGCATTCCTGCCACGTATCCTCGGCTTGGCTCACGTCCTGCGCAGTGCCTAGAATCAAGCCGCTGCGCATCACGTAGAGAAAGAACAACGCCAGCACCATGCCAACCGTCGTTTTCCCGTTCTGCCTACCGACCAAGACGATGACGGTGCCGAATCTCAAACGCCAGTCTCCATCGAAGTCGCCTACGATTTCGAGCGCATGGACGAGCAGCCACTTCTGCCACGGATGCAGCGTCAGGCCGAGCACGCCCTCGGCGAAGTCGATAGCATCGAATCCGAGCGTCGTGTCATCCGTCAACTCGCGTAGAGGCGGCGTGTATATGCGCGGCTCTTCACATCCGAGCCTAGCCATTCTGCGCCTTGTATCGCGGTTTCGCGCTGATTGTCGTGAGTTTCGCTGGCTTCTGCTGCTTCTTCTTAGGCTGCTCTGCCGGCGTGAGTCCGAGAGCATCGCAGTATTTCAGGAACACCGATGGCGAAACATTGTCAATCTTGCCGCGAACCATAGGCCAGTCTTCGTCATCCATGACGGACGCGACCTTACGTGCGGCCTCGATGGTTGCACCGTGCCTCGTCGCGTCGAGATTGCCGTCAAGCAACGCCTGTTTAACAGCATCATCGAATGCCAATAAAACGCTCATGTGTGACCCCCTGACCCTTCGGAGGGTTAAAAGAT